GATGCTATGTTATTATTTGAAGCAACGTTTGTAACAATGGTACCTACTCGAAGTCGTAACACATCGTAGTATTTTGTTTGTTCGGCTGAATTACCATTAGCATAAGTCACCAGCTGATTAGCGGCATAAATGCTAGCAGAATTGGTAGTGGCAGCACTGGTTGAATAGTTAATGTCATATGCAACTGCTTCTGCTACTGCTTTAATTGCAAATTTAAAATTGGCAGCGCCGCATAATGGTTCTGTTGAGTAAAGTCCTTTATAATACAAATATGCATCTTCAGCAATAAAATTTGTATTAATTAAAATAGCTCTTGCACCTTGTGGGTAACCGGCATTAGCACCAATAGGACTTACTGCCAACGTTGGAGCAGGTCTTGCAAATGTACTATTTGTAACACCATAAACTAAAATGGTATTCATAAGTGAGAACAAGCTATCTAATACTGCATTTACTGACGCATCATTTATAACTGGGAAATTAGCATTTGTTAAATCAGTGCCAGTAGTATAATTATGGAATGGTATAGTTGAGTTTGCTGATAATATGGCCTGACGAGCAACATACTGTTGTCCGCTAACACTTAAAAATAATATGCTTGGATTAACAACAGCAACACTGGCCGCTGCCTGTATTTGAGTTGTAGAACTAACAATAGTTTGAATTGCGGCAATATTATTTAAAACACCCGTTGACAATGCATCGCCAGCTGTTATACCACTCAGTGTTCTATTAATATACTGAACCACTGTTGTTTGGTATAATGTTGTTGAATTTGTACCTAGTGCTGTGTTGGTAAGTACATTTTGTACAAGTGTTTTTAAATAGTTGATAGCATTAATAGTTGCTGTTTTTTCAACTGCTTGGATCTGCAATGTGTTTGAGTAAGTAGTGCCCCAGTATTGTAAACCCGCATAGACACTTTGGCTATTACCACCGTAGTATAAATCGTATACTAAACTCCAAACAATATACTTAACATCCCTAGCACATGTTTCTTTACTGTACTGTAAATTAGCATAGTTTGAAGTTAAGTATGCAATAATTTCTGCTTGAATAAATGGTATGTTATTCAATAATAATTGTTGGGCACTCGTTTGAGCACTAGTTGTTGTGCTAATTGCTGGCAACGATAATGCCGGAACTACATTGCCAATAATAATATTTTTAATAATTGTAATATTATTAACAATAGAAGTGTTTGCTGTAGCTAATGATCCAACGGTATTTCCACCACCAACAGATAAATTCTGTAATCTTGTTTTTAATTGTTCTAATGCAAATATGATCTCTTCTGTCTGTAGTCCAGTTCCATATTGTTTAAAATTTAAACCAGCTAATATACTTTGAAAATTTGTACCAAAACATAAATCGTATACTAATGCGTTTACAACTTGATCAATGTAACTATTCACCAGTGCTGTGCTATAACTATAGGTATTAATTTGTGTACGCACATAGTTAATAGCATCTGTAATTTGTGCCAGCTGTGTTGAAATAATATTTTGATTTGTTGTGGTTAAATTAAACAAACTAGATATTTTTGTTACAGTTTGAAAAGTTGATCCTAATAATAAGTCATAGGCAATTCCATCTACAATGTCTTTAATAATAGTAGAGTAGCCGGTAGGCTGAAAAGATTGAACATACTTGCTATTGATATAAGCAACAGTTTCCTGTTGTATAAATTCTCGATTTGCCTGTAATAAGTATTGAGCGTCTGCGTATGCTGTGACACCAAAGTTACCACCTGATGTACCTATAGTTGATACAGTTGATTTGGTCTGTATGCCGTTTTGTGTATATGTTATTGTTTGTCGGTATGGCCCTGGCTCTAATTGTGACAGATTGATTAAATTTTCTGCTTGTAATGCGGCCGCAACAACAGTTTTATAAGCATACTGCGGAGCACGACCTGCACGTCCAACTGGTGTAAATGTTTGTGCATCATCGCCGCTTGTTGAAACATATAAATTTACATTACTAAATGTTGTATTGTTATCAACATAGTATTTTGTAGCCGCTTGTAAATCGCTAGAATTTTTTGGAGTTCCAGCGCCAGCTAATGGTGCCGGATGATCACTTAAAGTTAACTCACCGGTCATGGTATCGCCACCACGATAAACTACGTGTTGGCGTTGTACAGTTTCACTTTTTAAATAATTTCCAGTCAATGATGAATCGTAATCGCTGTCAGTAGTAGGAGCAGTAATGGGCTCATTGCGAGTTTTTAATGCAGCCGCAACAGAATAAGCACCAGCTGAAGCGGTTACATATTTGGTACCAGCAGTAATATTAGAAGGAGTTGCTACTACATAATGACGAATACCATAATCCACAGTAACAGGCAAGTTACCAATAAGAGTTTGTTGATTTGCATACAAGTTATTAAAAGTGTTTACAACTGATGTACTTGGATCTAGCAAGTTACCAATTGGATTAAATGCCGCATTCAATGATGCAATCAATGTGGGATCTGTATCTGCTACAAGTTTAGCCGCAGTTGTTTTAATGTCGATCGCGCCAGCAGAATGTGTAATAACAACAGTATTGTTACTACTGGTAAGTGATCTTGCACTTAATTTTGTGCCATCACTTGTTGCGGCAATAATTTGATCAGCAGTGTATGTAGTTCCGTCTGATAAACTGGCTAGTGTTAGTGTTCCGCCAAGACCGAATACAGCATATAGTTCGGTAAAGTTCTCATTTACTTTATTGAACGATTCGCGAATACTATCACCAGTACCGTCATTACCCTGAATACCTACATTAATTACGTTTTGTGTCATGTTATTAAACTCCGAAGCTTGAGCCGCATCCACATGTTGATGTGGCATTAGGGTTCTTTATGCTGAATTGGCTACCTTGTAAATCTTCTTTATAATCTATCTCTGCACCTTGCAGATACGTCATGCTCATGCTGTCCACAAGAACTTTAAACTCGTCTAAGGGAATTTCAAAATCGTCTTCGTTTGTTTCTTCGTCAAACGTAAAACCGTAACTAAATCCACTACAACCCCCACCTTGTACAAAAGTGCGTAATGCTAGTTTGGGATTGTTCTCTTCTAGTAGTAAATCTTTGATTTTAGTCTTTGCTGATGCTGAAATAGTAATCATTCTGAGCCCTCGATATAGTATTTATCAACACCATTTTATAACCTTAACGTAAATAGTAATATGTACATGGGACAAGAATACGAACAACACAGCTATTACCGTAAAAGCAAATACGGTACCAACCACGCTTATCTGCGTAAAAAAACAGTTTTGATTTTTAAATGCGATTGTTGTCAGGGTATTTTTAAACGTGACAAGGGAAACATGGATCCCAAGCGGTTAACTAACAATGTTTATCACGTATGCGGAGGGTGTGACGCTAAGAAGTTTGCTCAAAGCAAAGGTGTTGAATCACGTAAAGTATGGGATATGCCAGTAAGTAGTCTTAAGACACTCGACCAACTCTAGAACTAATCAAGTTCCAGTTGATAATTCTCCACTGTCTAGACAAGTAACGCTTCTTATCTGCTTGGTAATCTAATGCCCAAGCATGTTCCCACCAGTCAATCAGCAGTATAATATCCATGCGAATTTCGTGATTCTTAATAGTTTTGATACTGCCGTCTCGTGCTAGATATACCCACCCGCTACCTTGTATAGCCATGGCTTCTTTTTCAAATTGATCCTTAAAATTATCAAATGTTTTAAAATATTTGTTAATAAAATTCTCAATAATGTGTTCAGGGTTGTTTGACCCTATGGGTTTGTGATACTGTCTGAATAGAATATCATGAAGAAATGCACCTGCTTCGTTAAAGTCAGCATCACCTTCGCCGTGATTAAATCGGTTAACATAGGCTTTATATAACTTGCCATAATGATAATCTATAGTATCTTCACTAATGCTAGGCTGTAAATCGTCTCGCGCATAGGGCAACGGCACTTGCTCCAATGTTGTTGGTATTTTACCTTCGTTTAGGGTAATGTGCTTAATAAAATTGTACATAGTGTATTTACCTAGAATTTTATGTCTATGTAGTCCTGCCGATAATCGTCAAAATATCCGCCAAACATGTACATTTCATGCAATTTATTTTTTATTATTTGATATTGTTCTTCAGTCATATCACCCCAAGCTCGATGGTTTATAGATACCCATGCATGTCTTGAAAGATGCCTAATCTCTTTTATAAATGTGTTAAATTCATTTTCAAAATTTGGACTATCTCTTAAAAAATAGCCAGCCCAACTAGGAGATTCGTAATGATAATTTAAAAGACCATTGTGCTTCTCTGCCCATAAATGATATAATGTAAATTCGCTTTTAATCCTAGATGCAGATTTAAACCATAATGAAAATTCATGCAGGTTAGATTTTGATTTTAGTAATGATTTAACCAAATTTGTATTAAAAAATATTGGAGTACAAATGTTTAATGTTTTATCATCGGGCTCTAATGTTAAATCTAATTCTTTACAATAATCTTCCCATATTGATTTAGGCATGTTAAATGTAGCTGGTCTGTATGGAAGTTTTCCGTCGTCAGAAATATAAAAATCAGTTGACCAAGAATTAACTAAAAAGTTTTGACTATCTAAAACAAGGTAACCATATGAATCTACATGCTCTGCGATAGCAAATTTTAATATTTGTTGTGTTTCCCAACCTACTGACCATGGATTTGCATTACTTGGAATCCAAGAATTCCAGCCGGCTTCAAAATCAGTTTTGTAAAGTATTATGATATTAAACGGTTCGTGCCATTTCTGTACCATACATTTATATTGTGATAACCATTTTTGTTGATTTGATTTTGAATCTTCATTAACAATGATAAAAATATCAGCACTTCGTCTATGGTGCGGTAACCAATCTTGATAGTACACATGCATACTATGAGCTTGTAATGCAAGCATTGGCATATCCCGCAAACAGCTAATAACAACTAAAGGTATGGTTTTTTTCATAATAATGTATATAGTAGCATATTTAACACTAAATAGTCAACAGGAGATTAACTATGTTAAACGCACTTAAAAAAATGTTTGGTATTAAACAAGCCGAAGCACCGGTAGTTGAAGTTCCATATAAGGTAGAACCACCGGTTGTTGCTGCCAATGATACTGTTGCTGAGCCAGTTGCTGCCAAAAAAGCACCAGCTAAAAAAGCACCAGCAGTTAAAAAACCACGTACCCCTAAACCGCCTAAAAAATGATTAACGACGTCAAGGTTATAGATAATTTTTATTCTAACCCAGACGACATTGTTAATTTACTCCGCGGTGATTACCCGATTATTGGCTGTGGCTCTGGCAAACGAAGTGTAGGACTGCAAGAGCTCAGCCCTACTCTCTTCTACCATTTTAAAAAAGCTATCCTATCTATTCATGGGTTAGATGGCCGCAACATGAATTTGTTTACTTTTTTCATGGAGCACGAGTACAATCCTGTAGAAGTGTTTAATCATAATTGGGTACACATTGACGGCAAAAATCCAGATGCTTGCCGTATGACATTGGATGATTATAAATTAATTGTTTGCGGTCAGATATTTTTAACACCCAATCCTGATTTGGAATGTGATATAGAATTGTGTAAAGTTAAA